CCAACCAATCTTCTATAAAAACTCCACCATCAGCATCAAAGACTCTATAAGGTTCTATTCCAGAATTTTGAGAAACAAAAGTATTCAGTGATCCACTCGTAAAATTACCACTAAATGAATCTATATAGGGAATAAGTTCAGGACAATAATTAGTCAGAAGAGGTCTCTTATTGATCTTATAACAAGAAACTGCAGCATCTGGATTTAGTGGAACACTTTTGCTTTGATTATATCCCGCTGAATCTAAATTACCGACAGTTTCTGACTGATGTAAATTATTAATCTGAAATCTTTGCTGATCTACATCATAATTTACTATTGGTTCATCAGATCCCAAATAATAACCAAATTGATATTTATCAAGATCGTATATTTTGTCGGAAGTTGCCTGACCAAATGTATATTGTCTCACATAAGGATTAGTTCCTCCTCCATTATAATTTTGTCCCTTATAATCAGCATTCCCATTTAACAACATCATCGCCAAACAACCATACGATGTAAAATGATAATCAAATCCAAATCTTCTTCCACCTCCTGTTCCTAATTCATATCGTCCAGCTGACGCATTTAAATGGAAAAACTGGTCGGGGATCTTGTTGCCTGTTTTAGTAAATTGGAGACCTATCTCAAAATGATCTGTTGATCCAATTTGAGAATTATTTCTTAAAACTTTTCTGGCGAAACCAGCGACCAATTGATCGTAATTGGATTTCATTTGTCCGTTGGAATTTATTCCTCTAAAAGTTGTGTAATCAACATCCTCCGCTGTTAAATTTATTGTGTTAGGATTAAAATCACAAAATAATGGAAATGATGTTTGACTGGCCGAAACAGCTGAATTATATAAATCATAACCTAATGAATCAGGTCCTGTTCTATTGTCTCTAATATTTGCTCCAAAATCACTTGGATTTAGTAATGAAAGTGGATCATTCTCTTCATCAAATAAATTCATATGTATAAATCTTGTAAATGATGCTGAAACAGATATCCCGCTTTGTTTATAATCATCAAAAAGCTCTGGATAATTGGCCTGAACTGCGAAAAAATTCTTTAGTAAATTAATATTAGTATCATTAAAAACAAGACCAGTACAGAATACTTCTTCATTTATTTGATGAGCATCTTTTCCAGTATCATCTAAAATAAATCCAGTAGAAGCATTTAACTTTTTACCTTCTGTATATAATTCTGGTCGTTTCAGTAATATATGTTGATAATTTGATAACCAATGATAAGAATTATTCACATCACCAGTTCCATCTGTTTTAAACCACTCATCAAATGTTTCCTTGTTAAAATTTGTCGCCGTAGCACAATTATACATTCTATACATCGGTGATTCTGTTTTAAAACTAAATGTTTCTTTTCTTGTAAATATTCCCGCGTTAGATGTTGTATCATATTCTAAATATTCCAAATTCGTTCTTTCATTTAATTCTTGAGTTAATTGATCGGCTAAATCTGTTGGTGAATTATAACCAGGATTCGCTTTGATTGATATTAAATTTCTTACTTGTATATACTCCCCAAATGTTGCTGGATCTCTTAATCCTTCAGCGAACGAGGCACTATATCCATCGGCTTGACTCGGAGGTAAAAATGTAGTTTCTAATGCTGAAGGAAATTTAAATGTAAATACATTATGTGAAGTTGTATTCACTGATGCATTCTCACTCATTTTAATAGATAATAAATCAGGTGATACACCTATCACAGAAGCATTATTTAGTGAAAAAGGAGTATTAGGTGTAGATGATGTTATAAGAGCTCCTAATAAAACTCCTTCTGCTGTATCTCCGTGAGTTAATGTTATATCAGGAGATCCCGCTTGTGCTTTACCAGTTATTGTTATTTCTGGTGTGATGGGTGTTCCATAAAATGTTTGTGTTCTTGTAAATAATGTGAATCTTGATCCATCATTTTTACCATCTATTCTATGATTTCCGTGAGCAGCCCCAGTTCTATAAGGCCAGTATTTTGCTGATAGATCAGCCGAACATCTATTTAATGGTCTTGGTGGGAGATGTGTTTGTCCCGCATCATATTGCGCTGTGACAGCTCCACCATCACGACGAGCATAGTTTCTCCAAAATGATGTTGGTGTTCCAGTTAATCCAGAAGCATTATATCGCCTTGGTAAGAAACAATAACAATCTCCATTAGCACACTTATAAGGAGAAACAATTAAATTTAATGTATCATCTCTTAATTTAATATTTTGAGTTTTATTAGAACAATTTACTAATGTGAATTTTTGTGGTAAATCTTCATCTCTTAATAAATTCTGAAACTCCGTGACCTCAGTATTTACTGAAGCATTTAATTCTTGTCCTTTTATTTGGATCTGACCAGACTCAGCTCCTATTTCTGAAACAAAAGATGAATGAACTGAAATCTGATCACCAACTCTTAAGTGTAATCCAGTTCCAACCCTATTAGTCCATTGAGAAGGATTTTCATTATTAAAAGATAGTGCCTCATCACTTTGTGATCTGGCACACTCAATTAAGGTTGTTTTTGTATAACCATTGCTCATTTTATTAATGAGTAGAAGAAAAAAAAATAAGATACAAATTAAAAGATTTAAGCATAAGCCATCTCAAACATTCCATCACGGAGAGTTGCTATGCGAACAACTTGGAGCCAAGCACGGAGAGTTGCCGAACCACCCATCGTAGTTCGCTTGTCAAAGAGCTCAACGCCACGGGAATTTACACGCTCTCCCTTATTAAGTCGGTAAGCAGTATAGAAGAACTTCTGGCGAAGACCAACCTTGGCTGCGTAATCCTCAAAAGCACACGAACCCTTTGTATCAGTGGAATCAGTTGCTAACTGACCCTCACCACGATATAAATCACGAGATACATATGGCATACGACCCTCGCTCATAAATACATTGTGATAATGACGTGCATCATTACTTACATCAATGGGATAAAGGAAATTATCATTGTATTTTAGATTGGTCGTGACAGTTCCAGTTGAGGTCGTGCTAACAGTTGGTCCCTCAGCAACATAGTTATTTAGAAGAGCTGACTGCTTATTTGAGGTGACCTGAGCAGCAACAAAGACCTTATTAACAATACGACCAGCACCACCAAGATTCTGGATTAACTGGCTACTGAATTCACTTGCAGAAACAGTCCTCTTTACAAACTGATAATCAACATAGTTAAAACTCATTGTGGAGTTGGCTTGGCGATACTGCTCCATTAATTCCTGTGGATAGTAAATATAATCAGCAATCATCTGGCAATCATTACGGACAAGGACTACATCCTTTGTTAAACTCTTTCCAGAGGTTAGAGAAACACGCTCCGAAGTAGCATCGCTCTGGCGTGGAGTGAAAGTAAGATGAATGCTTACCTGCTCCGACATCATAAAAAGAGGAAGTTGATTGGTTTTGAGGAACGGGAAAAGATCTGCGAGTAAAACCGAATAAGTTGGCTTGTTCTTTTCATCCTGGAAATCATAGATGGTTCGGCTGTTATCAGGAACATCAGTGCTCTTAATTGGTTTCCACGGAGTTAATGCTACAGAAGCACCAGTTAGAGTCTTTCCATTGTCAATCTGGATAGACTTTGCCTCGGTTAGAGATTCACTGCGAGAAGCAGAGTTTGAAGCATTAGATAGAGGGAAGCCAAGTCCATTAAGAACTGGGGCAACAGACATAAAACGACCACTCATAACCTGCTCACGCTCCTTAATTGCATCAGGAGGTAGGAAAGTTGCTTCATAGGCTGCGAAGTGATTGTAGTCCTCAATCTCACATACTGTCTTTGTTCCAACACGCAGGGCTGCTCGCTGGATAAGTGAATGAACACCAATGTTCGGAGGGTAGAAAACACGACCATCCGTTCCAGTAAATGCTAATCCATCAGTGGAAAAAGTAATACGGGAATTGCTGTGTAGAATTCCCTTGTTATCAAGAACAAATCGTGCTTCACGCTCAGAAAAGATTACTGGATCAAGGATATCAGTCTGTACATTAATTGCTGTATCAGTAGATACACTTCCTATACGCACTAAATCGGGAATTTGGCTTGGTTGCGGTTGCGACGGAGTTTCCATTAATATGATATGAATTACAAAAAAAATAAAAGTTAATTTTAAAATATTGATTTGGTCTATGAACAAATCTAATTAATGTGGAGTAAAAATCAGAAATTACAGCGACCTTTCTATAAATTTTTTATTTATTTCATTACCTGAATGGAGCCACCACTTGATACGACGGTTTGGCGCGAATGAACGAACAGGAAAATACTCTGTGGGTTGTCTGTCGTCAACTTTAACTGAAGTTGGACACCGAACGGCGAGTTGCTGAAATCTAAGCCTTGATCGCTAATAGAATCGTAGGCCACGCCAATTCCCCAAGCAGCGCCTCCATCAATAATAGTCTTGGCACCGCTGTAAGTTGTATCAGTAGAATAATCAATGTTGCGATAAACACTCGGTAAGACACTGGAACGCTGAATCTTGGCAAAAGACATAACAGCGTTCATATAGTTGCGAACAATCTGAGCATCTGCTGTTTCATTTCCAACGTGATCTGGGTTCTTTTGGAGAGTATCAATGTTGTATTCTAATGGCTCACGCGAACCAGCACGAGTAAAGACTAACTGCTCAATCTCGGCATTAGAACCATCGCTGTTTGTAAATTCTAATGTAGCAAGACCATCACGCCTAAAGTTATTAATGTGCGAAGCAGGAACAATATTCATAAATGCTCCTAAGACAGATCTGAGACCAAGGTTAAAGTTGAGAACAGCATTGGCTGAGTTGATAGTGTTGTAGTAAGAACTAATAGAATTATAGACAAAAGTGTTTGTCATCTCTGGCTGGAAATCCTCACCAGGAGTTTGGACTTCACAAATTAATCGGACATTTGATAATTCATAGAAAGCATCTAGGAGAGCAGTGTCCGTATTGTCTGCAGAGAATAGAACTTGCTGGTCAGGAGCAAGTTGGATCTCAATATTGAGACCACCAACACCCCACGAGTTGGAAAGGGGAATGGGTTCCTGACCAAGGAATAAACCACTAACTAACGGAATACAGAAAGAGTTAGGAGAATCACCTCCCGATGCTGAGGCTGCCTGAGTGTTAGTAATGACACCTAACTGCTGTGCCTTGTAGTTCGGGAAACGGAGTGCCGTCTCGTATGCGTGGCAAGCAAAATCACCCTGCGACTGAGTGACACTTAGGTAAGAGCTCATCATACGATTGTGATGGTTAATGCTCTCAATTGTTTGGCTGGAACGCTGGCTGAAAATAGATAGAGTATCAATAATAGAAAAAACACCAAGGCGTTCATTCATACGGACACCATCCGATGCTACTGGAATCACTGTATCATTCTTTTTTACTGTTAATTCACCTACAAGTCTGACAGAACCAGGAACAATAAAACGATCCTGTGCTCCGATAAGGAGTTGGATAGTTGGCTGACCATTCTTGTAAGACAACTTTCCATCTGCTGTAATATTGCTCGGGACAATTTCCAAATGAGAATTCATATTTATAATATGTTTTAGATTTTTATTTTGAGTGAATTTTAAAAATTTAAATTATCATATTATAATTCACTTATTGGATGGTTAAAATGGTAGTTAAAAAAAGCGATAAACCTGGAAAGAAGTTAATGGCTATTTTTACAAAAGATAATGGTCGCACTAAAACGACCCATTTTGGAGCCTCGGGAATGGATGATTATACTCTTACAAAAGATAAAGAACAACGCAAAAGATATAGGGACAGACATAAAAAAGATCTTAAAACTGGTGATTACACCAGAGCAGGTTATTTATCATATTATATTCTGTGGGGAGATTCTACAAGTAGGAAAGAGAATATTGCTTCGTATAAAAGGAGATTTAATTTGAGTTAATAATTGGAATCTAAACAAATTTGACACAGATCTCCGTCATCTTCTTCGGATCCGAAATACTTGTCATACTTTTCCCTTAGTTCTTTATCTGCGTGATTCATAGTGTATTGTAAATCAAACTTTTCACCACATCCTATACAGCAATCAGGAGGCACATCATCGCGCAAACAAAGAATAGTATCTTTGAGTTTCTTGTTCTCCTCTTGGACTTTCTTCACAACCGCAAGAATATCAATGTATCCTGTGTCCTTTGGAAGACCAAGAGCAACAGCCATCTCGTCAAAGCACTGGTCGGGAGTCATAGTCATTTTTCCAGGGTTCTTCGTTAGGGTTCTTTCTGTGTTTTTTTGATATGTTAATTCTTATTATACAAAATCAAATTTTTTTAAGGCTAACATAGGAAAGTTAATTGTTTCGGTGGAACTTCTTTACAATCAGGGTTTCTTTTGATATATGCGAGTTGTCTGGCGTATTCAGCCCTGTTTTCTCTTCGCTGAACTGTGACTCTTGGATCTGGGTAATCTTTTCCTCTGATGCAACGCTCTCTTGGAGGGATTTCCTTGCAATCAGGATTTCGGACAAGATAACAATATTGTCTGTTGTATTCTGTGGAATCTTCTTTTCTTGTGACTGTGATTCTTGGATCTAAATTTAAATTTCTTATGTTTCTGTCGCTTTGATGCGTCTTATATTGCCTTGGAGGAATTACCTCACAATCAGGATTACGAGATATATAACCATATTGGCGGTAGTATTCTGTGCGATCTTCTTCTCTTGTGACTGTGATTCTTGGGTCTTTTTTCCTTTGTTTCTTTGGTTTCTTTGGTTCCTCCAAAATTTTGATTGTCTGCCCTATCAAGTTTAACTTTGAGATCTCCTCCAACATCTGCTTAAGAGCCTCATTCTCTTCTTCCAACTTCTTGATTCTTTTTTTCGCAAGTTTCAAACTCATCTATTGATGTTGCTTTTGTTGAAATTAATTCTTGTTAAAAACAATCAAATTTTTACTATTGTAATTATGAAAATTCACCCATCATTTTAGTAGGGATCCAACGACTGATAGAGGTCTTTGAGTTGTAATTGGTTATTTGGACTTTTGTATCTTCATCAGGCCACATTTTATTTATGAAATCAATTATGTAGGAGAGTTCTTCCCACGATTTCATATGAATAGTTTTTCCATTTGGTTTATTGTATTTATCTCCTTCACGTTGATAATCATCAAAGAAATAGTTTGGATTGTTTTCAGGAGTTGTTTCTATTGTTAATGTTCCATCCTCTTCCTGAATACATTCTGGGATAAATTCTACATAATCACAATCAAATCCAAATAAATGAAGTTTTCTGTATCGGTCTAATGCTGATACAACTGCGGCTGATCCACTACACCAATTCCTAACATATTTAAATGAACTCAAAGGATACATTAGAAGTTCTTCTATAAAAAAGATTGTTCCATCCTTTGGATAATCCTTCCAGACCTCCTTGATTGCGTTTGACAATAAATAAAACTGACATTTCTTTTCTTTGATAAATTCTATGACCTCTGGATTTTTACAGACAACTCTATCAACATTCACATAAATATCTGGGAACCAATCAATCTTTTTCCAATAACGGAATGCTAAACAACAGCCAATAATATCATATTTATTTCTGTTTATACTCTTAAAATCAAATCCTCTTAGAGATGCTCCATTTCCAAAGATACAAACTTCCTTATTGCTCATTTTAATCTTAAAAAGATTAAATTTTTATGTTGATTATTTTAAAAATGCCAATGATTGAGGTTGATCCTATGAGTATTGATCAGTTAGCAGGGGCTGTTGTCTTGTTTTTAGGTTCTGTTGGTTCATTATTGCTCGTTGTGTGGCAGAGCAAGTGTCATTGTAAAGTGAATTTATGTTATATTTTCCAATGTGAAAGAAGACCTCCTAATGAAGAAGAAATGAAAACATTAAAAGATCAAAGTAAAAAATTAAAGGACAAAGGAACGAGTAAGAAAAAAGAAGATAAAATTTTGGAGAAAGAAGATGAAATTTTAGAGCAGGGTTCTTCGTTAGAACAAAGAACTCCCAGGGATACTTCGGTAAGGTTAGTGCCTAAAACTTCTAAAGATTTATTTTATGAATCACAACCTGAACCTGAGCCCTCAATAGACCGATTGGTCTAAACTTGTTTCTCTATTCTTTTCTTCATTTACTATATCAGAATAACCTTCTCTCTGATAACCGAGTCTAATATGAGGACATAAAAAGAGATCTTTCTTTTGATTTTCTAACCAATAAACATCTAAATAATTTTTATGATCATAATCAATTAATAAATTCATTAATGATTCTGTAAATGTTGAAATTAATTTATCGTAATAATGTTTTTTCACTAAATAAAAATCTGTATGACGACCATCTAGAACTCTATAAAAATTATCGTTGTATTCTTGTTTTTGATTTAATTTACAACTATACAAACAAACATCACATTCTGGAGGATAATAGAATTTACCATCACCCACAAAATGAAAATCATCTTCCATAATAATAACTTCTGGAAGATCTCTTTCCTTTGCAACTTTTAATGCTTTAATATGTGAAAGAACACAACCATAATAACCTTTTGCTGTTTCTATTGCTTCTATTCTTTGCCAATTATAGCCTTTTAACATTTCAGAGACTTGTTCAAGTCTGTCTTTTCTTTTATCAAGATTAATAACAAAGATTTTAATTTGTTTTAATTCTTTCATCTACTATATCCTTTTATTTTTTTTTGTTTTACCTTTTCTGCTAAATCTTTATCTGCTTTGCCCCAAGTTCCAGGACTTTTCATTACGAACGCATACACGCGACCCATAGCCCATTGCTCAGCACTCATTTTTCCCCTGAGACTTTTACCACCAATCTTTTTTCCCGAAGAAGCAGATCTAACCGATTCTGGATTAGATTTTCTTGCACCGACTCCACGATCATATACTTGATCAAGAATTGACTTAGGTATTCCTGTAAGTTTAGAAATTTCTGCCTTAGAGTGTCCTTCATCCAATTTAAATCCATATTTTTTATTAAACTTCTGTTTATTAGTTGTCATATTATTTTTTATAGCATATAAATTTAAATTTGATATTTAAAATAAAATTTAAATGTTATATTTTATTTGGCAGGGTTCTTCGTTAGTAAATGTCATCCTTTTTTCATACTTTCTTTGATTTAGGCAATCAAGAGCATCTTCCGCCTGGGGAACTCCCAAAGCATTATCAAGGGGAAAAGTATTGGCAATATTTTAACAAAGAAGAAACTTGGTTTGATGATTCTAATATTTTTGGAAATCCTTTTGAGGAACCTGAGGGCCCTTCAGTGTATGATGATGATGATATGCGTGATCCTGTCAAGCCCCTAAAAAAATCAAACTCCTATGAAATATTGGGTGTAGATAAAGATGCTGATGAAGATGAAATTAGAAAAGCATTCAGAAAGAAGGCTTTAGAAACTCATCCTGATCGTGGTGGAAAAAAAGAAGATTTTGTAAAGGTTAGAGAGGCATATGAATGTTTGATAAGTTAAATAGTTAAACTTACATTTTTGGTTTCTGTCGTATATGGAAGACTACTTGGGTTGTTCCATTTAATGCTTTTGTTATTTTTTCTTGTTCATCTACGAGCTGAACTTGTAGAGAGTTTAATAGGATAGGACCTGGATTATTAAGGTCTATGTAAGTTTTTTCACCTGGAGCAAAGTATAGAGGACCATATTGTCTTCCATCATTAGAAAACTGAGGAACGTGATAAACAATCTTGGAAATTCCAGACTGTGCTCCATTAAATGAAGTGTGAGTTAATCCTGGAATACGAATGAATGCAGAACCGACTGTTTTATCTAATTCAGCGGTTGAGGTAAATGTGACAACTAACCCATCTACTGATCCATAACCTTCGGTGACGGCTTCATCTTGTAATAGTAATGCTCTATCAGGAAATCCTAATCTTGTGCTCATATTTGGAAATTCTTGACTTGATACAAGTGAATCATATTCAGAGAAACCTGTGAATTTACTCATTGTTAATTGATGTTCGTAAGCAACTCCGTTTGATGCGTTCAGTCCTTGAAAACCATAATCAGTTAAATTTGTTTCAACTTCACTCCATAAGAATTTAGTTGCCGATGAATCAATCTTTCTAACAGAGTCATCTCCACCTGATGTTGCCGTACCATCACCTGTTAATGTTCTAAAGCCATCTCTAGCATAGCGTTCTTCTAAACCAGGAAGAATAGATGGGGATTCATTAGAGAACATATCACTCCCAGGATGATATAGTTTTCTTGTAGAATCATAATAAGGTGCTTGATAGTTTGTGACTGCTGAAACGGCGTGAGTATAATTACTTTCATATTTAGTTATTGTGACTGATCCATTCCCAAGATTTAACATTGGATAAAGAGCATATGATGTATCACCGATTGGAGTGAAACATCTCCCAGGAGTAGAATCAAGATTAGAACCTAATACTTGTGTATAAGTTGATTTTGCTTTATCTTTAAAATATAGTTTTATTTCATCACCAGCTCCTTGGAAACGGATCCCATCAAAAGAAGCAAAAAACTCTGATGCCGTCCATCTGTCTCCAGAAGTTCCAGGACCTATCCCACCAGTTGTATCCCAGTAAGCGACTTCTTCGTGTCGTGATACTTGATGAAATTCATCATAAGCCCTCTGAACTACGACTGCGAAATCAGATCCATTACTATCACTTATACCCATCACAGCATAATCATAAATTTCACTGGGACCAAGAAGATCTAGATTTCCACCTTCATCTACAATTTTAAGACCTTTTCTAACTCTTGGTGCTGTATTGTAATCTAAATCAAAGACTTTATCTGCTGGGTCGGTAAGAGTCATTTGAATTTGTGGTCGTGATAAACCAACAGCGAAGGCTCTTGTTGAAGCATTATTGTGTCCGACATCAAATCTTCCTTGATTTAATCCAAAAGGTTTTCCTTTATTAGTTGCCCCTGTTCCATTAGCCATAAGAATACCAACGCAAGATGAATTAAATAATCCAGCACTTATATCTGCTGCTGTTCCTGTTCTGGCAAAGACACCAGTTCCAGGAGTATATATGAATTTATTACTTGGTTTTAATCTTGATCCATTTTCAACATCCCAAGGATTTTCTAAATTAAATACAGGAGTCGCAGTAAGACTCCCTGATACGTCATTTCCAGATGCGGAAGCCCTAGCAGTGAATTTAATATTAACGCCTTCTTCTGTTCCATTAGTCGCTGTATTTAGAGTGACCGAAGCATTGTTAAAGATACGAGGGTCAGCATATTGTTTATTTGTCCGATCATTCATATGTTTAATATATTCATCAAGATTATATGTACCCCTTTTAAGACCGATAGTTCTTGAAACACTATTCAGATATGAACTCTCTTCATCCTCAGGAAGTGTTGAGGGATCTCTTCCAAAATAATGGCAGAAAAAATCATTATCTTTAATTGTAATGTTCCCAGTCCTATTCATTTTTACACTCTCAACAGCAATCTCTGAGTTTGGAGGAATTACAATAGGAGAGCGATAAAAGTTTGTAAAGTTGGAAGAGGTTGCGTCATCAAGACGACCTTTGTTCTCATTGACACTATTAGTTGCTACGATTAAACTCATCTTTTATAATGAAGCATAATAAAAAAAAATATAGAGTAAATTTAAAAAAGATGGCTTATGGCAACGGAAGCAGAGCGAAGAAAAAAGGAAAAGTTAAGGAAATGAAACCAAAGGAATGTTCTGCTTGTGGAGAAACTCAACATAATGTTCCAAAAAGTGTTGAGGAGAACAAGAAAATAAAACCCAAAGAAGTATTTGCGATTAAATCTGCTAATTATCAAAACAAATCAAAGAAATAGTCATAAATCAAAATACCGTAGTTGATTCCAAAAAACCGTATATTTAGTACCGAATTTTAATTTTTTGTATAAACCCCTTTGGATCTCAACTCCCCCAACACTTTTTCACGAATTCCAAAATTATGGCTAAATATACGGTATTTTCATATTATTTACGGCATTTTAATATTATACCCTTAATTTAATATATTATCTCCTTAATCTAATAAATTACTTAAATAATAGTTCATTAATATTTGTATTACAATGACAGAAGAAAAGATAGATAATGAAGAGAATGATTATATTCTGTTAATCAATCGTTCTTTAAAAAAGATACGTAATTCAGATAACTATCCTGATTATCAAAACTTCCTGAATACATCACAGAAATACAAACTGATATCATTATTCCTTGATCCAAAACATAGAAAGACTGTGAAGTCAGCTGCAAAGAATCATCACCAATTAAAAAAGGATAAAATGAATTATTTATTAATAGAAGCAATAATCAATTTATTTATACAAATCTGTAAATTAACAGATGATCCTTTAGCACCTTGGGAGAAAGATCACAGAATGTCTCCTGGAGCCTTTAAGAGACTTATTGAGGGAAGGGATGCTGATTATGAAGAATTAGTACAAGAATTAGAAAAATTAAAGGAGAAGAATCTCAATGGTTATATGTTGGAAAGTGATCACGATAGATTAATACAAAATAAAAATGAAGAAATTAATATCTGTAAAGAACAAATAAAGAAGTTAGAAATGAAGTTAGATGCACAAGAAAAGTATTACAAGGATAAGTTAAAGGCTCGTTCTAAAAGATACAATGATACAGAGCAATATTACAATAAACAATTTGATAAAATGGGTGGTGAGGAACAACCACAAGAACCACAAGAGCCACAAGAGGATAACCTAGAGGAGGTCTATTATTAGCATATAAGTAAATTCATTTTTTAATCATTTTAGTCATTATTTTTTATTTTTTAGTCATTAAATTTTTTCTATTTACTGATATAAAATGTCAAGTCAATATCTTGCTGATGTCGTAATGCCACCCACGTCCACGGCGAGCCTAGAAGAAACACCCACACTCGGCCATCAAGCCCAGGAGGAGCAAACACCTGAAGATATCCCAGAAGGAGAGCCACCTCCTCCTGCGTCAGAAATAGCAGAAGAAGTATCATATGAATCTGAGGAAGATGACAGCTCTGATATGGTGCCAGAGCCAGTCAGAAAACAAAAAATTCCTCAGGATGAAATTTTCACACCACCAAAAGTAAAAACTATTCTTGATCCTGATTCATTAAAAGAGGACAAAGTATTACACTCAATAGCATCCAAGAAACCTAAACAAACCAGAAAGAAAAGAGGTCCCGCAACACCTGAACAACTTGAACGTTTGGCACGAGGAAGGGCAAAGGCACAAGAAACAAGAGAAAGAAAAAAGAAAGAAAAAGAAGAAGCACTCGCTAAACAAAAAGCAGATAAAGATCTTGTTGAAGCAGTCAGAGAAAAGGAACGTAAAAAGATGCGTAAAAAATTAGAAGAACCTGATGATGAGCCTACTGCGGTTAAAGTAGTTGAAAAACCTGTTGTCGTAGAAAAAGGATACTCACAGCAAGATCTAGACGAAGCAGTCGCAAGGGCAGTAGAACAATCTGTTGCGAAGGTAGAAACTCTAAGGAAGAATCGTAAAGCAGAAAAACAGAAGGCTCAGGCAAAAGCCAAACACGAGGCTCAGGTTTTTAAAGATATAAATACAGCATTAAAGAATGATGTTTGGGCTCAGTGCTTTTTGTAAATGCTGTATTTAA